AAGCCAATCCATCTGAGAGATATTTATCCCCATAAATAAAAGTATCAGGTGCGTCTACCACTATATGATGAGGAGCGGCAGGAAGGACAGTAACCATTGCAACGGCAGAGACCTCGCCCTGCCTTGCGGTTATCATTGCCCTTCCTGCCTTCGGAAGGGTAAAGATGCCTGTATCTGTAATTATACCGTCTGAGGCTGAAAACAGAGCGTCAATCTTTTTGCCGTCCTTATTAAGGGCAACAAACTGGAGAGGGACACCAGCAATTGCAACGCCAGATAGAGGAGAGATTGATATTGGTTCAACGGTCTGCGTGCCTACTGTTGATGTTCCTGTGGTAGAGGTACCAATGGTGGTATCGGTTGCAGATACAAACTGTGTACATAGCAGAAACAAAATAGTTAAAAAAAAGGTTGGAATTCTCATAATATTTGCTCCTATGGACTAACATCAATATAATGCACCACGATTGCTGTTGCCCCTAAAGTTGATACTTTCAATGATAAACCTGAGACACTGTAATTTATCTGCGTTCCAAATGCTGAAGGTGCTACTCCTAAATACCCTTGGTAGAATATAGAATCATCCGTATTCTGAAATTTGGCAACGCCCTTATTGACGGTATCAAGGCTATGAATCTCAATTCCATAAACTTTAATGGTATGCCCTGTTGCTACTGTTATTAAAACATGATTAGACACGGCTGTATCTGTGCCATAATATAGATAGCTACATCCAGGATATGGCAATACTGATGTAGTTACTGTGCCTTTTATAGCTTGATCCCCGCCTGCGAATGAATATGTTGCTATCATCAAAAATAGGAATACTATTGTTAGTTGTCTAATCATTTTCATATATTTTTACCTCATTATACATAATTGCTGGGACAGGCACAATACCACCTGTCCTGACGCTTTCCCCATTATTATGGGGTGTATTCGAATATTGAAAGTCTTATTGTTCCTGCGTTTACTGCCTCGCTGGACTTAGCGTAGACAGTAATGACTGTACCTGCTACCTTTGCCAACGGTCTACTATTTGACACTGTAAATGCTGGACTTGCTGGACTTGTCTGCCCATAAATATCTCTAAGTGCAGTACCATCTGATATTTTATATTCCATATCATATCCACCTGTAAATACTACACCATCAATCTTCCCTGATTTAGCGGTTGTAACAGTATGGCTTGCTACTCCTATCCAAGCACCTGTTGCAATATTTGACACTACATATGTTTTCTCAATCGTATCCCCTGCAACTTGTGAAGCAATGGCATAAATCTGCCCTGCTGCGTCCTGCTTAATCTGCACGCCTAAATTGCCTAACATCGTTACAGAACCAACAGTATTCGCCCCTGCTGGGATACTTGATGCTAAGTCAAAGTCCCCGATATTATTGTTCCCTGCGGGGATTGAACTGGCAATATCCACATCACCGATATTGTTTGTTCCTGCTGGGATACTTGATGCCAAATCTACATTCCCAATATTGTTATCGCCTGCTGGCAAGCTCACATTAAAAGCTGAAATTGCCACACTACCGATATTGTTCACACCTGCTGGGATGGAACTTGCCAAGTCAAAATCCCCGATGTTGTTATTCCCTGCGGGAATACTGGATGCTAAGTCAAAATCACCGATGTTATTGTTGCCAGCGGGAATACTTACATTTATCGCAGAGATAGCTACACTACCCATCACATTTGTTCCCGTTGGGATTGAGCTGGCTAAGTCAAAATCGCCGATGTTATTTGTCCCTGCGGGGAGACTTACGGAAAACTCATCAATCTTCACACTCTGTTTGCCATTTGCAAAAGCAATCCCTTGTGTGCCTGCAATACACAATCCACACACTAACAATCCTAATACTATTCTTCTCATTTTCGTTCCTCCTAAATTTTTATTCGTTTCTAACTTCATTCTTCTCATTTTCGTTCCTCCTAAATTTTTATTCGTTTCTAACTTCATTTTGTGTTTCACCCCCTTTTGGTTATAAATTTTTCTTCCGGTTGGATAGAATTATACCTACTTTGAATATCTGTGTCTGTCCGCTTTTGTTCCGAACGACTACCTGATAATTTTTGAACTGACTTAAATTGATTGATACTGGTGGTTGGAAAATGCCGTTTGTGCTGGCTGGTGCTATTTCACCGCCAAGGGCAAGGTTTGCGCCAATATACACAGCATAGTTGTAATAGTCTACGGTTGATGTTTCATCCCTGATTATTGTGATGTACTCAAGATAAACCTCATAACCCGGAACAGGGTCAGTCACCCATGTCTCGTTATAGTTTCCTGATTGCCCCGCAAGAATGGTCATGTCAATAGTTTTGAATGTCTGGTTTGGTTGTGCTTGCCAGACAGGGGTATTCACACCTGTTATCGTGCCGCTTGTTCGCAATTCCTTTGTGCTTGGATTATAAGCATTGGTCAAGACTTGATCCGATGTCAATGCCCATCCATGTCCAGCACATAATCCCAAAATTAATCCTACAATTGCTATGATTTTCTTCATTAAAATACCTCCGTCCTCTTGATTGCCTCTACCTTCACCATGCCGCCCTGAATCCAGCCGTTTCCTTTCAATCTGAATCCTGGTGTAATCTCTGTGATGCTCAATTCCCTGCAAAAACCACCCAGTGTATTGTTGCGTCTCAATACTGCCACTATTGCCCATAATGCCTGTTGGATGTTCATCACATTTGTTTCATTCTCAACTTCTTCTGCGTAATAATGAATCGTTGCTCTCAATGTTACATCTTTTTGCTGATATGGCACACCAGCTTGATTATCCGTTGCCCCCTCAAATTCAATACACAGATAAGGATATTGAGGGATAACCAACATATCTACCTCGCTAATCCCCTGTAATCCAAAAGTATATGTTGATGTATGTTCTGCATCCCCTTCTCGCCATTTTAGATCAACGGTAAGATTATTCTCAAAAAGCAACTTGAGATTGCTGATAAAATCGTTGTAAATAAAGCCTGTTTGTATCATCTTACCACTCCCGATGTTGCCCTTGCCATTCGTCTTGCATTAACAATGCCTTTCCTTACATATTCTGTCAATGCCTTTGTCATGTCTACCGCATCATCGGGGAACAATTTCATAAACTCCCTCTGCGGTGTTGACATCCAGCACATATCATGCCGTCTGGCATACTTAATCTCATCAAGATTAATCCCCCATACCATGTGGTCTTTGGCAAGCGTGGTAACATTCCCATCTGCACCTTCAACGGTTGCTGCTCTCCACATTCTGCCGGACAATTTCAGGATTGTATTGGGGTATGCAGATTTTTTCTTCTTTGATGATTTTAAGTATGCCTCAGAGAGCTTAACCCACTTGCCCCGCCCCTCGGTTGCAAAGGTATTGGCTACGCTTTTCTGTACAATCGGCTGTATTTTTTTCCATAAGGGGATCAGGTCATCCAGTAATCCCTGTGGCACTTCGTTAATAAATCGGCTCACCTCAGCGAATGACTTCCCCTCATAGCCGAGGTTAATAAACATCCTGCCGCCTATTGCCGGTTGTCCGCCTTTCATGCCAAAAATAGGGTTGCCCATGCTACACCTCTATCTCGCCATCACCGATACCAGAAACACCGACCTTGTTGAATACAGGTTTTGGTGTTTCATATAGTGGCAAGCTACTGGTTATATTCCCCTGCTTTGTAGCCGTATCAAAAGTAATCTGTCTTGATTCTATTTTCTCCCAAAGTTTTTCAGCCTCTTTTCTCCACTCATTAACTGCTTCCGGCAAGCCATCAGGGTTGTTCGTGGGGAATAGGCTAACATAGATTTTATATGCCGCCCAGTTTTGTTCTATTATTTTAATCGTTGTTGAATTTATCGTCAATGGTACTTTGTACCCTAATGAGCTTAATCCTTCGTTAATTTTGCCATACTCATCATCGATATATGCCTGTGCCTCAATCTCGGTCAAATGGTCTGTTGTATCCGCCCCGATTTTGATCTTGTTTTTGGTTACTCTTAATATTCGTTTCAAATCATTTTCTAAGCTGCAATAACCCATGTTTTACCCCAATAATACTTGAATTTGTGCTTTAGATTCCTCAGATACACGGCTTGCGGGCTTAACCAAGTTTTCTACATATTGTCTGTTTTGTTTGATTAATTCGCCCCATGTGATATTATCGTTTTTGTATTTTCCTAATCCAACGATTGAGTTTGTAAATATTGCATTCTCTTCTGTCTCTTCTGTCTCCACAACCTCGGCTACCCTGCCATGCTCTCTTAAATCAGTTTCGGTCAATGCAATTAATCGCTGGCTTGGATTCTCCACAATTGCACCCTTGCCGTATTGTTTCCCATCAACTGTCAATCCTTCAAGTAATATTCTAACTGTCATGGCTACTCCTTTTTGATGAGGGGATGTTTTTGCCCCATCCCCTCATCCTGATTGTTCGCTTATGCTACATCTGCATACACACTGCCACATCTGTAATACATTCTCGGCAATCCATAAATGCCGCCAATAACTTCTACAGTCGGTGGGTCGTCGTTCCCTCTGTCGATTGTCTTTGTAAATTTCCCAGCCTTGGGATTATCCAATCCGGAGTATGCACTTGGCACAGTTGCAAAATCCATGAGGTTGCCCGTTGGGGGTTTCCCTGTCATAATAAATTTATCATCAGGGATGAAAGTCTTAAACAGACTGGCACTTGCCCCCACGGCTTTGGCAGATTCTAATGCTGATACTGTCAGGGTGGTTTCTGAAACGCCTGATACTGTTACCCAGCATTCATCACCCATGCCTTTGTTCAGCACAACCACATCACCAATCTCAACTCCTGTTGCATCGGCTACTGTGATTGAGGTTGCGTTTATTGCGGCTGCCACAGTTAGCTGTGTCTGAATGGTATAACCTTCATCATATACTTCATACTCAATCCCTGCAATAGCAGAACGCAGTATCTCTGTAAGTGAACCGGTATTGACCATATCCCTGCCAAATTGGTGTTTTACCATCTCTCTGATGATCGAGTTAGAAAACAGGTATTTTTCAACTTGACTTGTGAACCAAATCTTGTTGATTTTTAATCCTGTTCCCCTCATCAATAACTTCCATGCTGCAATATCGCTAAGAGGATCTGCATTAGCTGTGTCGCTCCATGCCACTGCTGCGGTTGGTTTGAATCTTGTCGGGATTTTGTAATCTATGTCGAAATTCAATCCATTACCACGGATAGGCAATACGCCGGACAATGCTTTCCATCTTGCCCACTCGATACGAGTTTCAATCTGCGTATTGAGTACAGCTAATTGTCTCAGCACAATATCCTTACCCCATACCTGATCAAGTGTCCCTGGTTTTCTCAACTCCGTCAAATCGCCTTCGGTAAAAACAACTTTACCTCTGAAATGTGCCGCCTCAAATGTTACCGTCTGCACACCGGGGACTTCCATTAGCGGGGATTCAGCATTCAGGCTTACCGGAGGCACCATTCCTGTTGCTCCCATCAATATATCCCATTTTATCGGACTTTGTGTATTTACTACAGGTGCAAACTGTGCCCCTTTATACTGCGTGGGGTCAGTAGTAAACTCCTGTATAACCGCTTGGATATATGATGGTCTTAATATCTTCAATTCTCCATATACGCTCATAATCTTTTACCTCCTTTACGCCCATATCAATCTCTGGCACGCAGACTTGTCAAGGTTTGTCACCCTGAAACAGTTACTTTCTGAAAGAATGCCGTGGTTGACTACTGCTACAGGCACATCACCTGTATCAATACCATCAACTTGGTCATTCAATACTACCACATTCGCACTCAATTCTGAACCGTTAGTCAACAGCACATATGCTGCGTTTGCCACGGTATACCCATTAGTAGTTGTCCCAATGGTCAATGTCTTTGCCGTTGCATCAACCACTGTGATTGTTTTACTTTCTGTGTTTATGCCGTCCGTAATGTTCAATACATCGCCAACCAAGAAACCGACCACACTTGCCACGGTCACGGTTGTATCCGCAATCAGCTTATTAACTGTCAATAAACTTCGTTGGTTAAACTGCATATACTTGCCGTTTGCAATTATCCTGCCCAATACTGTCCCTTTCCTTATTTGCGTATCAACCGCACCGGATGTGTCTCTTGCTCTCGTGGCAAGAGTAGCACTCCCAATCTGTGCGTGAGATGATGCCAGAATTTCAGAAGGGATTGCCTGTTGTACTTCGCTATATCCTATTCTTCCCATTGTCTTATCCCTCCTTTACGGCAAATCCAGCCGCTTTCATATCTGCTTTTACATCTAATCTTACCTGTGATTCTTGTTCTGACAGTGTTATTTCTCCACTTGCCTTTGTCCGCTCGGACAAGTCAATCACTGCCGGTCTCATGTCCATCATCTTCCTGAATGCGTCCCCTGGTGTCATTGCAATTTCCTTGCCTGTTGCGTCTGAGAGCTTAATCACATCGGCATCTGTGCCCTTGTGCGATAGGATTACCCTTGCAAAATCTACCTCAAACGGGTACAATTTACAGGCATCGTTAAACTTCTTGACCTCAGCGTCAACCTCTGCCTGCCACAGTTTAGCCTCTGTGACTTTATGCAGCGTTTCTGTTGCTTGCTGTTTTGCAGTAACATCTGATAGCTGTATTTCCATTGCCGCAATCTTATCTTGTGCTGCTTTTAATTCTTCCATTTTGGTTCTTCCTCCTTCTGTTAGTTTTTTCTCTTTTTCGACTTTCTCTTTTTCGACTTTCTCTTTTTCGACCTTTTTAATCTCAGAGAAAGTCATGATCGTCATTGCTTTCTCTTTATATTCGTCTGGAAGTCTATCATAGATTCGCTTGCTTATGATTTTCTTCTCATCCTCGGTGTAGTGATTGGTATGCATTTCTCCATATCCATAACTACCGATGAAATTTCTGTATGAGCACATTATTTCTTCTTGGTCTATCGGGTAGGAATAATTGACAGGGTCTGCAAACTGATCGTCAGTAAGATGTCTATATCTATCAGGCAATTCCAGATACGTGCTGTCTTTGACTCCGATACCATATTCTTTACTTCTCGCTGCCTGTGCCGCTGTCAATGTTCCTGTTCCGTCTGCCATCTTAAAAACCTCCCCTAATATCTTCATATCATCTATTGCCGCAGTTTCAGACATGCAAACAGGGGATAGTCCTGTCAAAAACGGCTTATTCGTAACAGAACCACCAACAAGACAAACGCCCTGCCCTTCCTTGCTTACCTTGTCAATGTAATTTTCCACATATTCAGGACTAAAATATTTGAATGCCTTCTCGCTCAGAAGTGTCAAACCCTTCTCTGTCCACTCGATTAATCCCTTTAACTTGCCATCCTCAATCTTGACCTCTTTGAACTCTCCAATTCTGCCAAGGCCATCATTATGCTCAATCGTGATTGATACATCCCTGCCTAATATTCGATTACTGAAATTATCAGCAAACTTCTTGAGCTTGTCGGCTGTAATGTTGATCTGCCCGTATATCTGGTGCTGCCAGGTGCCTTCTCTGATTATGTCAATCCAGCTTGTTTTTGTCTCTGTCTCAATAGCAACCTCGGAAAGCTCAATCACCGATATATAATCATAAGCCATTTTCTTAATCTCAACCCAGTTCCCCTTCTCGTCCTGCTCGTATACATTTTTAGTTGCAGCCCAAGCGGTGGCGGTTGCTTTTGTCTCATCCTTCTCGTATTCCACATAGGCGGCATTATAGGCTTTTATCCAGATCGTCTTGCCGTGTGCGGGTAGATTCTTAATCTGGTCTGGTGGGTTGTCGATTTTATACATCTTTTTTGTCTCCTTGTTTTCAGGCAATAAAAAAAGGCTGTAGCAATGACCCACTTTCTCAAGTAGATAATCACTACAGCCTCTATATAATAGTCAGCTTAATGGTCAAGCCATTAGCCTCTATATAGTCAGCATTTTTTATTCAATTTTTGAAAATAAAAAATTGCCTGAATATGAAGGATAATGCATCTATACATTAATATCATTCATTATTGACAATCTCTATTCATAGTTAGTCTCTTCTATCTCTTGGACTTGCTTTTTATCTTTATACCGTTTGCAATAATACAAAGATAATCTTCAAGAAGAGACTAACTATGGATACTTATCTTTCTCTTAGCTTATAGCCTTGAAGGCTCTGAAGCTACCTGAGAGAAAAAAACAAGTCCTTCTTTAGGATTGATAGAAATTAAAACACAAGAGGATGGGTAGTCTTCCCCCCTCCCCCTATGTTACTCTTTCCTAAAAGGAGAAGTAATTCGGATTTTTAATTGTATGTTTGCAAACTATTGATGATGAAATCTAAACGCTCATAGCCTCGTTAGGTCTTTCGCCACCTGTCAGGTAGGCTTAACAAGTCCTCAGAAGAACCCTTACCTGATTCGATATCATTACTATACCCTATCTTTTCTATTTTGTCAAGTAATTTTTGCAATTATTTCACTTTTTTATACAAAAACTTTCCTACCTTGATAATTCCGTCAACTTTCTGCTCGATTATTAGACAGACAGGGGTATAATTCTGTATCTTAATTGTAATCGATACGATTTCATTATTGTATTTTAATATTCCATATTCTAAGTCTGTCACATTCTCCAATAAACTCATAAAAATATGACTTGGAATGTGTGGTCTTGCCTTCAATATCAATGGGTTGTTTTCTTGCATATCTATTTTCTCCTCTACCATTACCACAGCGTTCTATGTGCCATCAACTCCGGGTCAACACCCTTAAAATCAGCATCAGGGATATTCTCTGGACGCTCCTGCTCGGTGACATACACCATCAAGCACCTACATCCAGCATGGAGTGGAGGTGTAAAGTCGTTTGCCCTTGGATCGCCTTCGTCAAATACTTGCTGATCTAAATCCTCACACAGCGGACAGGTTGCCTCATCCAATAATGCCGAATATATTTCTCGGACTACAGCCGCCCCTTGTTCTGCCCCTTGTTTCATGGATTCTTCCCGGGCAATATTGAAAACCGCTGGAGTTACAAATCCTGCTGCTGAAACTATGCTTTTTTCAATGTAGCCGTCAAAGGCTTTCCGCACGCCATACAGAACCTCTTTGGTTGAGACTTCCCGCCGTACTCCTTCCAACGCTGCGGTCAGGGCATTAAATTGCACATCACTTATAATCTTATCCCCTAAACTTGCAACCTTTCCGGAAAGAAATATCTGTGCCGCCTGCTTGGTGGTTACTTGTATCCCCAACTCTTTCGCAATAGCCTTTTGTCCATAACTGAAAACATCATCCATATACTCCTTCAGAAATGCCTTAACCTCGGCACCACCTTTGACACTAATATTCGTTATAGCTGATATGTCCCGATTAAGCAAAGCGGTTTCCAATTCTGCAAGATAAGATACTTTTTGAGCACCAAGAATCTCGCCCATCTTCTCAACAAAATACTCCTCTGCCGTGTCGAATTTACCCTTGATTTCAGCAAAGGCAATTTTTTGTTCCCATTGGCTCAAATCCCTGTGCCACTTCTCTGGAGTCTCGGACATTTTTATCTTTGGCTTTTCGTTTTTAGTTATCTCAATCGGGGCAGGTGTTTTCTCTGGTTCTTTCGCTGCTGCTGCCACTGTTTCATCATACAGCGGTATCCCCACCTGTTCTGCCAGATATTCTAATAGTTTGTTACTCACCGGTATCTGGTTGGATTTCACCATCTCGGAGACAATGGTTGTTACAAGATCTTTTTTCTCTTTTGAAAGCCCATCACTTATCACCGTTGCGGTTGGGGCAGTAGCACCAAAATTATACAGCACTAAATCTGGTATTAAATACAAATTCACAGAGTCGATAATATCCTTCAATAATGCCTCAAGACTATGGAGAAAATAATCCAGTTGTGCGGTTGCCATGCTCCGGCTGCCAACCTCGGTACTCTGTGTGAATGCCTTCTCCTGTGCATATACACCAACCAATACCATCCTTAGTAGGTGCTCAATGTAGCTGATGAACATTTCCCCCCGCTGGTCATCTGCCAAATATTCTAATGTCCACTCATAACTGCCATCGTCAAGTTTAGTATTGGGCAAAGCAACTATTTTTTTTGAGTTCAGCGACTTTGCGGTTTTTATTGCCTCGGTCATGCCATCAAATTCATTACCATTAGAATCAGTTATTTTCCCTACTGGACCGCGTGATATGATTGATTTCTCCCCCCTTCGTTCGTAATATTTGCTACAAAATTGATACATCAGCGTTACAGCATACCAAGGATCGTAAGCATACTTAATCCTGGAGTTGCCATATAGTCCGCCAAACTCTTGATCATGGATGTATACAAATGTCTTCTCTGGTGTGATTACTATATCTTCTTGTTTGAATCCGTTGAAGCCTCCCAAATCTGTGCTCTGGAGTGTTACTCGTGGTGGGTACAGGTCTTTGATTTTTTTGTATACCCATCCATCTCTTTGCTTGTCTTCTGTCAGTCCTGCGGCTGATTGTATGGTATAATTCACAGTGTCCTGCATCCATACCTTTTCATGCGGTGCTCTGCCAAAGACTAATCCTCCACGCAAACTGGATTTAACCAGCCGTCTCCATAACCGTTTTATAACCACCTCGACAAATGCCATTATATCGGGATCTGAACACTGAATAAACACATTGGTTGACATTAATGGCAGTTCTATGGTCATTAATCCTGCGTGTATCTGTGGGTGTTTTCTCATCCGATTAAAGGTTTCGTCTAAGATTGTTTCTGGATTGTATGTCCCAAGGTATGATGACATCCCAGGAGTAATATATTCTACTCCGGACTGTGATTTTTCTGATAAATCTGGCTTGATTTTGGATTGCTGTTCTGCAAACTTGAGAAGTTCTTTCTGGATTTTAGCGTCAAGAAAAGGAATTTTCATGGACTAACTCCTTGAAAAGCGTGATATTCTGTAATATACTACATTTCTTCGTGTTTGTCAAGAAGTTTTTTAGATTTTCTTAGGTTATAGGATTACAAAGGTATCTTTGGCTGTTTCTACCGGAACGAAGGATGTTTTGAAGGTGTAATCTGCTTTGTCTGCCTTCTTGGGTTTCTTAATCACCATCTTATGTTTTTGTTTAGCTGCTTTCAGGGTTGGGTTGTTGGGGATGGGGCAGTTGAAGATGTTTAGTTCAATTGTTTGCCTCTGTGTAGTTTGAGAAAAAATAAAAAAAGCCGCTTTTTTAGGAATATCCATCTGCATATAGAAAAGGCAGTAACCTTTAACAATTACTGCCTTCGCTATACCTAAAAAGTGCTACTTACTAACTCACGACAATTAGTATGCCTGTATAAATTTATATTAACTTTTCCGCTTTAGCCTTATCGAGATGTATTCCCTCCATATTAGAGAGGGATTATCGTCTTCAAGTCGCTGGGTCAATCAAGTTATTTTTTAAGACTTCCCCCCTACCCCCCCTACAGATAAGAGACTGTATTGAGAAAGGGAAACTAAATATTCAATTCAAACTCCGTCTGATGTGAAGCCATAATTTCAGGCTTACCGAGCTCGCCACCAATTATCGGGCTGGACACCAAGTCGTGAAAAGCTTCCCAGCACTTTTTTAGAGGTGATATAAATATACCATATTTTTCCCAAAATGTCAAGAAGTTTTTTTAATTATTTTTATTGATGGAAAAGTTGGAATATCTAAATTTGGCTCAAATGGTAGAAAGGTTACTCGTGGTTTTGAATTATAACAAGCAATTGCCAATACAATCTTATCATTTTTTTGTTTTTGATAAAAAATCGGGTGTATTTCTCCACAACGATTACATTTGATTTTGTCCACAGGGTCAATGCTGAAATTCGTTATCCAGCTTTCACCTGTTTTGCTCTTTGTTTTAACTTTTTTTGGTAACATTCTCCACCTCCTTTACCATCTGGCATCTGCTGCATTTCTCGCAATATGGAATATGCTTCATGCTGATATTCCATTCCCGTTCAATCTCTGCCACCTCTGGATGGTGACTTACCGTTTCCCAGAACTCATCATTTGATTTTATGGGATAAATTGTGTGTCGCTTTATCCCATTAGCACAAAAAAAGACTATCACCCCGCCCTTGACCTCCACGACATGATGTGGTAGTTTCGCTATTGCCACCACTTCCGATGGCAATATGCCGAATATATCGGCTAATGTTAGATTACCCATTGTTATTCCCTCCTTGCAACTCTACTCTGCGAATTTTTACTTCTGTGCTTGTGTCCCTTTCCCTTTCAGCATTACAACCATCACACCATTGTTGAGCAATATTTTCTAATGTTTCCCAACATGCTGGAGTATAGAGATTTTCTCGCCCCCCCTTCTCTGCATAATCATATAGGCAATATTGGTCAGCATTTTCGTATTCTCCAGCCGTTAGCCCATACTGGTTAAATACTGCCAATATATCCTTGCTTGCTTTACTCTCAATCCACAATCCATGATGTTTACTTTGCTGTGTTACCCCCTCAAATATAGTAATACTGCCATCCTCTAATCCTTGAGCCAGCCATCCGACCGTACCAATATTATACCCTATTCTCTTAACTGTGATATTCATTATCTTTGCCTCCTTGTCTTAATTTTTGCCAGCCGTTCAGCCAGCCGATATAGTGCCGTAATCGTTGCCAGCCGTTCCCGCTGGTGCTTGCGTCGCCGTAGCCATAATTTTACCCTCCCAAGTAATCGCATGATTCTTTCACCTCCCTGTTTTCTGATTCTTCTTCTCTCCACTCCTTCGCTGCATCTGCTCCGCAGGTAGTTCTACCTGCACATCTGTAACATATTTCATTACACATTTTGCATCCTCCTCTATTTAGATTCTCAGTATATCCCTTTCTGGCAGGCCACCAACCTGATAGCCTCCCAGCAGGGGATATACCCATCCTCTGCCTTACGGGTTTTACCGCTTGTACATAATAGCCACCCCCCTTGCCCTGGCATGACCCGGGCTGGTTGATGCTGGCTTTAATTCTATAATATTTCTTTCCCGTCGCTATCCACTGCCCTCAACATTTGTTCCCCGATCCAGGTTATTAACATCTCCCCTTGCCGGTTGCAAACAATATACCCTAATTTTTTGTATGCGTTCAATTTTGAAGAGCTATAAGCATACATTTCGGATCTCAAAATTGAAGTAGTCGAGCTTAATCCCAATTTACTGTTGACAACATCCAGATATTTTGTTTTCATAATTTTGATACCTCCTTTTCCCCTTTTTTGGTCAACAAATACCTGCCCATTCTGAATACTAATCGCAGGTATCCTTGAGTACAGAGTTTTTTTGTCATCTCTTCGTCAAAATCGTTTACCGTTGGATCAAAACCTGGATCGTTCCACAGGTGCAAAACATCCGTTTCGTTTTCTGTCAATTTCATCTTTCCATCTCCTCCCCTTATCCCTGGGGGCAAGGAATTTTTAATCCAATCCAAGGCTTTTACTTAATGCTTCACTTCCAAACCTTAATAATGCTTCATAAATAGCCTGTTCTGTTTGCATCATGCTTTCAAGCTCTGCTATTACTGCCCTGTCCCTTAGTGTCATTGCTTTCGCTTCGTACTTTTTCATCTTCCCTACCTCCTGAACCTAAACTTTTAAGGCTTCCGTTGCCCTACATAATATATATAGCAAGTTCCATGCCAGAATAAGCAAGCATATCATAAGTATAGTATTTGTAGTGAGTTATGGATATTCCATAAGAAAAGATAAAGAAAAAAGTGTACTTATAGGTACATATAAAATGAAGGGAAAAGCTATGCCACTATTATAAGTATAGTAGTATGAGTGGTTTATAAAAGTGTACTGATAAAAACGCAATGTGTACCCGTAGGTACAGTTTTTGATTGTTTCACAAATACAGATTTAAGCGGAGGGCATTTAATCGATTATTTCATGTTTATTTTTAATTTTGGACAACAAAAAGGGTGGAGACAATGAAGGTAAAATTGCCCCCACCCCATAACAAGGAGTTGTGAAAAGATGCCTAATATTCACTGATTATCTTGCTGTTTGTCGGCATTCGCATTGCCTTGAGACTCTTGCCGTTCGCACCGCTGAATGTAGCATCTGAGGGCAACATCACCCTCCACAATGAGAATACGCCCTTGGACTTCACAATAAAACACTTGATTCCCTTCTCTACCAAGTGATTCAGCCAGCCGCTCAGATCCTCAACCCTGTCCAGCTCACCTGTAACCTGAATTCCTTCACGACACATAAGACCGCCTCCTTTCTAAGCTAAAAATATCTATTTTCACTACATGTAACCGGCACGCCAGAAGGTTGTTTCTTCTTGCCCCTCATATACTCCAATATCTGCGTTACTGCATCCACCTGATCATCATGGATACCATTTGGGAATAAACAAATCTCTTCCACAAAATCAGACACCCATGATGCATTTTCAGGCAAGAAAACTTTCCCCGCCTCAAACAATCCTGATACTGATGTAAGCCGTGCGGTTTTATCGGCATGGACTTCAATCGGCTTGACTGGAATGGTCGTTGCTCTCTTCAAATTTTGTATCAACCCGTGTCCGCTGGCTTTCTTTTCGATTAATACCTCGTTTGGTTTCTCTCTATCATAGAGCTGCTTGGCTGCTCGTTCAAGGTCTGGAGCCTCAACCTTCTGCTTCCATATGTCAGTGATATAATACCCATTGGCACACTCTACAGCGGTACAGCACACAGAGAAATCGTTCGCTGTCTTGGTCTCCATAGCCGTATCCCAACTCTGGTATTTCATTGTCCACGCTGGCAATTCTCGATAATATCCAAACCATTCCCGCTTGATAATGTTCCCCTTTATCTCTTGTGGATTCTGTTGGCATTGAGACTGCCAGCCATACTCCCCAATATCCATCTTAGTCGCCTTGACTTCTGGCCAGCCGTCCTTTGCCTCCCAAAGCAAGCTGTTTTCTTCACGGACCAATTCCTTCTTGCTAATAGGGAATATAACGATTGTCTTCTTTTCAGCCACCAGCGGCAAGGTCAAGACGATATATTTATATTCCTCTTCATACTGCTTTTTCTTCAGGTGTCCAAACAGATCATCCACATGGACCCGCTGCATTACTCCAACAATGGCATCGTTCTTGCGGTCATTCAGCCGGGTTGAAAATGTATTATCAAACCATGTATTACAATTTGTCCGATTGGCTGTAGAAAAAGCCTCTTCTGCTTTGATCGGATCGTCGATTATCAGACAGTTATGCACAAGTACTTTGTTTGCAAAAAAATTACCTGTTCTTTCAATTTGGATGTCATAGACAGGGTATTTTTTAACGCTAATTCTCCTAATTTTGGAAATGGAATGACTTTTGACTTGTGATGTATTGCATGGCAAGTAGGACGCATCGTTATCAAGTTTTCTGCCACATTGTCGGTTATATCTTCGTTGATATGATGGGCTTTTATCTTCTCTGTTTTTTTGCAAATCATGCAAGCGTAGCCATCTCTTTGAAAAATAATTTTTCGCATTTCGTGAAATAGCTTTGAGTAACTTATACCATCCTTGTAATGAGGATTTTTCTTCCCTATCATTCTCTTGGAGTGTGCTTTGTCTGCACAACTGCGAGAGCAAAACTGTTTTGTGACGGATTTTGATTGAAATTCGTTGCCACAAATTGGACAGCATTTCGTATACAAAACCTTTGTTTTTATTGTTGTTTCCTTGCAAGCAACAGAACAGAATTGTCTTGTTTTTTTCTCCACTGGATTCCCGCAAACAATACATTTTTTTCTGTTCTTTATTGCATGATGTTTTCTTGAACAGTCTAACGAACAATACAGGTCTTTCAATCCATGCTTTTTCGCTTTTCTTATAGCGTATGCCTTCTTTAGAAAGCTGATACCGCAGAAATTGCAAATAACAAGAATGTCCGACTTTCTTCTTAAATCGAAACAGTCTCTGCAATACACGCCTCGCCCTGGTTTTGCGTTCCCGCAATGTTGGCAGATTTTGTTTGCCCGTGAATGTAACAAGCCTGTCCCCTCGGTGTAAATTTTCCGCCTCAATGTATCCTTTGTTAAAAATGAAAAATTTGTGTTGTCCAGTTGCTCGAACGATATTGTTTCCACTTATGATTTCATAAAGATCCTCCGTTACAATAGATTTTTTTGTTGCTACCACTCTATTATAACATAGACCCTCTCCCTGTGTCAAGACCAATTCACCGTTTTTTATATCTTTTATTTTTTTGCTTCCATTTGTGGTTTTTACCAGCGTTTCACCGTCAAGGCAATTCCCGCCCTTGCCTGTAGCACTCCCCCCGACTGAGGTTGCCGCCATTGCCCCTTGCTTGTCATTTTCAAACCATGTCTTTGTGTTCTGGTCAGTGGTTATCTTGTATTTATCATGCCATCCAGCCTGATACCAATTAGAGGTCAGTATCCTTCTTCGCTTGAGGGATAAGTCCGTAGACAAACTATCCGAATATGAAGCAAAAAACCAACGGTTAGATGGCTTTTGTATCCACTCCCAAGCTGGCCACATCACCGATACAAGCAAAGACTTCATATATCTGAACCTAAGCTCAATCAATAACCGTTTAATCTGCCCCATGGTAACTGCCGTGAGGTATTCACATATCAGGTCAATGTGCCAATTGTCCATGTATTCCGTGGTAGGCTCAAGCACTTTCCAGCTATCACGGACAAACAGGCTTAAATCCTTCTCACATCTCAGGTAGTTTTGCCGTTCTTTGAGCAGCCAGTATTCTTTTGTTTCTGCCTCGGTTAATGCCATAGTTAATAATCCTGGTGTACTGAACAATTACATCTGCAAAATCTGAAAAAGCACACTCAAATCTAAATATAGAGTGTCTTCTCTGAATAAAATATAAGATCTACATAAAATATAAGATTGTGTGCCTATCAGGCGTTTTCACTATGTGCCTATCAGGCGTTTTCGGTAACTGTGCCTAATTGGCGTTTTCACTATTCTAATTGTGCCTATCAGGCGTAGTCTATTTTAGTAATTATGCCTAATGGGCGTAGTTATAAATTACCTCAGAATTGTAAACACGGTTATCCTTTTTTTAAGAATTATGCCTTTACGTTTAATCCATGACAAGTGTGTTGAAATAAATCCATTCTCTCTAAGTTCTATAAGACTTCGGTTGATTTCTCTGGTACTTATCCCTGTATCCTCACTTAGATTTTTGATGCTTCTATAGAACCAATCATTCCCTTTTTGTTGCAGTCTGTTTTCTAAATGGTTGAGATAGAAGTAAAGTGTTTTGCTATATGCCGATACTTTTGATTGAGTTAGTTGCGTGAAAGAATTGTTGAGAATTTGGCAGTAAGAACCTTGACCTGTTTTATCCTTCATGATTGCCCTCCCTTGGACAATTAAGGTTGGGGTCAAGCTAAGAAGGGACTTAGTCTGGTTTAAGGGGATCAGCCTCCCCAACCTTAACCACGATAGTTAACTACCAACTATTATATCCCAAAACACCCACTTTGTCAAGAAAAATCATCCCTTACCGCCTACTCTCCAGTTCCGTTATCCTCTTTTCCATATCCTCATTCGTGATGATATTAATCTCAAACGGCTTGCCCGCAGGGTTGGAATGTTCAACTTCCTGCTTATCTCTCCAGCCGGCTACATTCTTCAATGCAAAGATTACCATAGTCGGGTTTAGGTTGTTTCTTATTGCCCCATGAATCATCCTGTTTTCCTGTGTTTGCTTAGCTTTTTTATATATGTCATGAAATTTTTCATTCTTAGCTGCAAATTCCGTCAGTAGCTGCCTGTAATATCCTCTATCGCTTGCAAAACTGCCAAGCCAGAAATTGAGCTTGCCTTGTTTGCCTGTTATAGGGTCTGTCGCTATTACATCCAGCCATTTATCCAAAGCGTCAGCCTCAGCCTCAATAAATTCATCAGTGTACTTCGATGATCCTTTAGGTCCCTGATTACCCTTCACCTTATCCGGCATCCCCTCTATTTTAATAATCTTCTTTTCTTGCGGTTCTTTGTGTGCCACCGTCCAGCCTTCGCAGTGCGGGTCATCACATCCTTTGCAATTCTTGATATAGAATCCTAACTCTTTATAATTTTTAGGCAAGGAATGTTTGATTTTCCTTATGAATGCCCTGCGGGTTATTAGTGGTTTTTGTTCTATCTTTGGTTGTTTTATCCCTGCCATGTTATTTTGCCCTCCCTTGTTGTTTTATTTTTTATTGGTGGGATTAATGCCTGTTTAATTGTAAATTTATGGGTAAAAATTTTTGTGCCATTAATTTCCTTTAGTTCTGCTGTTGATGATATACTTTGTGCCAACATAATTGCGAATAAAAAAGATGGAATTTCTATTCTGTCGCTATCCATATTATTCCCCCTCAAATGGTTCCCAATCGTCAAAATCCCGATTAAAACATGTATTTTATCGAAAAAATCCTTAAACTTCAAAAAAATCATTATTTTTATCATCCCATAACCAGAACCATTTTGGTTCGTGCCCGCATTCAGGGCATGTAAAGATTTTTTGAGAACAGCATGAACAAATTTTATTTTTTTCTTGAATCTGCTTCTCTACATATATTTCTTTGCATGTCTCGCAAAAATGTAACCCATAATCCAGCAATTCTTTTGTTTGTACAAAGACTGGACATTTTTGGTCTTTCTTTTCTTTGCCCCATCTGGTTGTGTTCCATGATGAGGGGTTGGTGTAAAAATCTTTTGACCAAAAGTTCAGTAGAACTTCCCCATCTTGCAATTCAGGATGTTGAAAAACTTTCATGTTCATATCTACCTCAACAAATAATCTCTAACGCTTTATTTGTCTGCTCTTGCATTATTCTCTGAATGAAATTATAATCAAAATCATATAATTCCTTGTTGTTGATTAGCACCAGTTTGTTCATCTTTTTAGGATTGTATTCATTGGGTTGCAATGTGCCTATATCCACATAATCAATTTTAATCTCTTTGTTCTTTATTATCCACCTCAATATATCTATATCACATTAATCGCCATTTGTCAAGAGAAATCTCAAAATTGCCACAAATCCCCTACATCACAGCATTTTATCCTGTCCGTGTTATTCCAATACGGTGGGTTAACCCGCTGTGTTCTCGTTCCGTTCTCGTCCGGCAGCCATCTCATTGCCTGCCCATCTTTAACTATCGACCAATCATCAGCTATTTCCACACAATCGATATTGATTATCCTGCCATAGCCAGCCGCCCGCTTGCGTCCTAAGCTCTTAATATGCTTTCTTAATACCTTCTGGACTTCTTTTCTGTTCCCACTGCCATAAGCCATCATATGAGATACAAGCATTAATGGTGCTGGCATATTTTTATCCTTGTATGACCCCCCTGTAAGGTTAGGACTACCGGCTGTCAATTCGACTCGATTCTGTCTAAACCTTTTTCTCCAATATCGTAATGTCTCATGTATCCCTTCCCCTTCTTTAGTAACAGGAAACAATGCAGACCCGTGCCATATCTTCACGCCTCGAATCATTGACCTCAGAAGAGGTATCTGAATATCATGGGGCACATCATCCCTCTGAATATCCCTATCCTTTGTCTGCATGGGTGCTAATGCCCACATCAGAAGAGAATCTAGTATCATCGGCTCATACGCATCACAATAAATCCCTGTGCCGTCAAGCTGAAATGTAACTTTGAAATTCATAATATATCCTCACTATCTGTACCTGCTTCCCATGCTTCTGAAAATTCTCTATCAGAAAAAAGTTCAGCAAGTCCAGTTATTTGTTTAAGTCTTAAAACTTCGTCATCTTCCATTCCTAACTCATTCGCTATTTTTTTATCATTCCAATTTCGACGGCTTAATTCTAATACAATATCACTCATTGCCCCAACTTGATGTTTGCCTCTCGCTCTATTGTGTCGAATTGTTGAAGCAATTCTATCGCTTTTATCTTTTCTGTCTTTATTCACCACAACGATAGGCAGATGTGATAATCTAATTTTCTGCCCAATTTTATGCCGATGAAATCCATCTACAACTTCATAGCCTTTCTCTATTTTCCATACAACAATTGGTTGAGTAAATCCATCACTTTGGATAGAAATTTCAAGAAGTTTCATTTCAGGAGGTGCAACAGAATTAGGATTGTAATCATTAGCAAAAATTTGTTCAATTGGTACCCATTGGACTCTTGAAACAGGATGATCTTTTGTCCAGCTTAAATTATCTTCCATTTTTCTCGCCTCCGTCTCATTAACTTTAGGTAATTCCCATATGCTTGGCTTTTATGTTGACTAAAGCTAAGTCCTTTACACCAATAATCATTCCGCAATAAAGCCTTGCATATCCGCTTCCAACTTGGTTCCGTTTTTTCTAATTTTCCATCATCAGGGATTCCATCCTTAAATCCTTTACTTTCCCACCATTGGATAAAAACTGCTATTTTATTTTTATAATGCTCGCATGTTTGAGTAGGCATACTATCCACCAATGTCATGGCAAATTGTTGCCAAGTATAATTTTCTGGTTTATTTATCACTCTATTCCCCAAAATATTACCTGATTCTTGAGCATATAAAGCCCCTTGATTTGCTCCATTTACACGAGATACTACTCTTGCCCATGTCTCAGGCTCGATAATATGGAATAACCAGAGTCCTTTTCTTTGATCGTCTCCATAAGGTTGACAGATTCGCATTTGATGGATAGTCAGCCCTGCTTGATACATTCTATCATATAATTTATTACTTGGTAATTCAGGATACCGAGCATGATATGTCCATATGTCTGCCGTTCTCCAATCATAAATTGGGTAAGCATTATATAGAGTTTTACCGACCCATGTTGTCCAACATTTATTATCAAGTGATTGTTTTCGCCCTGCTGCAATTGTTCGCCAGCGATTTAATGATTCATCGGTACGGATCCCGACAAAGCAAGCAGTAAGTTTTCCTTGTCCAAACCAATCACCAAAAGCAGGAACAAATTCTTCAAATTCCATCCCACGATGAAAAAATGGGAAGAATAATCCATCCATAATTGCATTTTTTGGTATTTTTCGTATCCAATCTTCTTTTCTGTCTGGTTGCCAACACATCCATTGCGGTTCAAAATTACTTACAGCATTTCTTAAATTAAGAGGCAAGGCAATCCAATAAGGTTCAATAATATCAGAATAAATATCAAAACATTTTTCAATATGTTCAATAGTTAACTTATACTGCCCTTCTAAATCCACAAACAAAATCCCTATTTTATGTTGCCGTTTTCTTGCCTCCTCTGCCACAAGATGAAGCATTACTGTACTGTCTTTCCCCCCACTAAAACTAACATAAATACGAGGGATATTGTCAAATACCCAAGAAATGCGTTGTCTTGCAGCATCTAAAACATTAATCCCAAGTTGCTTTTTCATGTTTAATAATATCTCCTTTTTCATTGACATAATAATTTATTATTACTGCTTTCCCTTGTGTATAAGTACAAGTTTTATATTTATTCCCTGATTCAAGGATAAAAACACGAGAGACACCTCTTGTCCCCATCCCATTAGAAGAAGAAAAATCAATATGACTTTTAATGAACACAATATCCCCATCTTTTCGGATTTCTGCAACCCAAGGGGATTTAACTGTCTTTTGTAATTTTTGTTGCAACACATAATCTACTGTCGATTGTTTTAACCATGCCCTCATATTGTAATTATTATCTATAAGCGAAAGAATTGCCTTCATTCTTCAACTCCTCTTGACTCGGTAATAAATAGCATAAAAACGAATACAATGCCGATTGATACTTCGCTTTAGCCCACCGTTCATATTCCATCCATATTTTTAACCCGACTTTTGCTATGAAAAAAGGTGGACAAAGCAATGTTTTCATTGATGTCCTGCTTATCCCCGCACGCAAGGCAAGATTCATCACTTGCCACCAATCCATCATTTTCTCATAATCACAATCAACTAATCTTGTTTCAAACAGCCACATCCGTTGTTTCCCTGTGTTGACTTTTGCCAGCACAGACCCATGTTTTTTGTATGATATAGTTGTGTAGCCTGTCCATATCGCAGGCATTTTCTCCTTTAATACCCATTCTCGCACGCCTTGCCTGTCTAATTCAACAAATTGTTCTCCATCACAAAACCATGAGCTCATTCGTTCAGGTTTTTTCTCAATCTTTTTATCGTCACTCGTTTTATACCCATAATTCCACGAATAGAATACATCAACCCCCGTGAATTGACTTTTAGGAGAAGCGAATAAGTCAAGATTGGTAAATGCTTTGCCAATAACTTCATTCCGTGGCAGACAAAGGCAAGCATCCCCTGTCAATGCACAAACAGCCTCTACTGGTTCACATGGCAATTCAGGCAATATCTTTCCATGTTTTTGTAGTGCTTTGGCTATCAGATTAACAGGGTGCATTAATCCCCCCTATTTCAATCAGATATTTTATGATATTTTCCTTGTTGTCTCGCAAGTATTCTACATATATATCCTCATCTGGACAATTAGTAACCTCCAGTTTAACCTGTCCAAAACCTCGCCTATTTTCTGCCCCAAGGTAGCCTTTTTCTTGTAGTAATTTCAAGCCCATTCCCAAACAGGACATCTCAATCTCTGTCAAATGGTCTGATGTATCTATTCCGCCTAATAATATTGTCCCCGACTTCAAACACTCAGAGTTGGCAATCATACTGGCATTGTCCCCGCTTTCGTGGTTCTCATGATCTTCCCTCCGTGTTAGATATGTCCATTCAAAAAGACTTGCAGAGGGATTCTCTCCTGTGCCCCATTCCCTACAGCAAGGTCTCATGTCCCCAACATTGATTTTACCACTCAATATTCTATTCCCTAATGCCACGCCTAATAAAGACAACATCGGTACATAATTTCTGAACTCATAAACTCCCGCTCCTCTGATAACTCCATTAGCCCCCATTTTCTGCCCCAATACTTTTAGCTGTGTTGCATTTTCCTCTAATGCCCCACCTGCATATAGGGCATGGAAAAACCAGAGACTACATGGTGGGTTATCCCTGCGAAGAGTCAACCCCATAGCCTTCAAAAAGTGGTCTGCCAACAAATCTCTCATCTGTCCCCTCATAGCATTCCCTGCATAGAACGGAAGATTAAGAATTTGTCCTTGGGAACTTAATATTTGTGTTTTCCTGAACAGTGTAGCATTCCCTGCCTTCATATCGCTGCCATGTGCCAGAGGTGAGAGGCAGATAATCGTCATCGGAATATCATATACTCTTGATGGCAATGCCTGCCCCTGTACAATTACTGACTGTGGGATATCTATCTCTTCTAATGTCTCTATATACTCTTTTTCATCCTTAATCATGGCAATCATAGCAGCTACTTGTGGGTATTCCCTTAACCATGCCAATACATTCTGTCCTTCGTCTGTGGTTGCGATTTTTACAAAAGCCGTAAATTTTTCTTGATTAATAAAAGAAACTTCTGCGTCCAGCAGCTTTGCCAATCGTTCCACCATCTTCAAAATATTATCTTCTGCTCCTGTAATTACAATTCTGTCTGCCAAAAAATCTGCTAATCCTCGGTGCACTTTGATTTTTGCAACACCCTTAATCTCTCTTATCATATCTATTGTACTTTTTAATACAATGTTCATGAAACTACCTCCTTATATATTTTTTTAGATTAAAACGGGCATTCTCCATACGGGTCATCATCAACTGGCAATTCCTCTGCCTTCTGCTGTGTCTGCCCCTTGCCATCCTCTTCAAGCTCAACATGTGTTGCCACAATCCCTACTGTGCTTCTATTAGCCCCAGTGGTCTTATCCTTCCATGTATCCTGCTTGAGGTAGCCCTCAACATACACCACCGCCCCTTTCGTGATTATATTACTGCACTCCTCAGCCATCTTGTCCCATGCCGTGATGTTGAAAAAGCTGGATGGTTTGCCTTTGCCACCGTCCACCGCAATAGAGAACTTATACAGCAGATTGTTTGCTGTTGGCTTGATCTCTCCAGACTGTGATACTCTACCTATTATGTGTATTTCGTTTATTTTTCCCATTATTCCCCCTCTCTATATATTTCAGAATCCGTTCTCATCCCTTCCGGTCTCTCTACACTTTTTATTAAACAATCCAAATCTACCGGACAATCTCCTTTATTGACATACGCTTTAACAAACCCTACACAATTTAGGGGAAATACACCCTTTTCTATGAGGCTTATACCCTGTTGGGAACTTACTTCCGTCAAAGCCAAGCGACATATTGTTATTCAAGTTTCCTCCTCATCCCAGGGGACACAGCCAACACCGTATCCCCCCTTCTCAAAATCAATCATTCAACGCCTTTTTCATCCCAGCCGAAGTATGGAATACAACAATCTTCTTTTCTGGTATTGCAATTGCCACGCCAGTTCTTGGATTGCGTCCCTGTCTGGCTGCTCTGGTTGCAACCTTGAGCGTGCCTATATGCCCCAATGTTACATCATCCCCTGCTTGTAGACTTTCACCTACCATTGCAAAGAGATTGACATATATCGTGTTTGCGTCCTTCTTAGCTACACCAGACACGCTTTTCTGGATTATCTCGACCATCTCCGCCTTTAGCATCATTAATCACCCCCTTTCACTTGATTAAATTTGTCTGCACAAAGACTATAACCGCACTGGTCACATATCCATAATTGCCACGGTTTTGTCATTTCCATCATATATCTGGCACACATAGGGCATACCTTGTCAGCACTAATCTGATATGTACACCCAATAGGTATTTTCATCCTTTTCGCCTCATCAAACAGCCTCACCGCAATAGCTCCAACATCAAACTGCATGTAGTAACCGGCACGAATTCCTTTTCCTTTGTCCGTCAATTGGGCAGTATTCTCCAACGCTTGCCTGATTACAACCACTGCCCTCTCTATCCTCTCTATGCAATCGACCATCAGCACTTCGTCTGCGGTCATTAGCCGTGTTCCCGTGATAGGACTATCCGCAATCTTTCCCATTCCTTCCGCCCCTGCCACCCCTGCTATCAATCCAACCATTACCATTGCCAAAAATAATCTTTTCATCTTTGCCCTCCTTTAATTTCGTCTTTTTTCTTCCCATATTCCTTTTCAAACCGTTGCCATTCCTTGTCGTATTGTCTCTTGAATTTTGACAAACGAACTTTCTTCGACAAAACAACATTTTTCTCATTAGGCAGGTATCTAAACCAAAAAGAAGGATATTCTAATGTCATAAGGTCATTATCAACCAACCAAAGTTCTAATAATAACCCATCGTGTAATCGTAATTGCAAATGGTCGTGCTGATAAATAATGGACATCTTATCTGATGCGAAATCTCTCCCAAAACTTTGCATGACTAAACTTTTCAATACCTTAAACTCTCCATGCAGAGTGTAAAAAGTATCGGTTTGTGTGCCAAAACAACCAGCCCAATAATCATTTGCCTGAGCCTCTTTGACTCCGACTACTATCAAGATTGCCAATACCAATATAATTCTCTTCATCTCATCCCCCTTTTATCTTTTTCATCTTCCATATTTATTTCTTGCACCGCCAACCGTATCTCTTCCCCTGTATACTTTTCAAACAATATGCTTAATTTTTTATTGTTTACAGATTAAAAAGTACCAATATCCCATCATTCCCCTCCTTGATTTTTAACTGTTTCTACAACAGCCTCCATGAACCTATTGTTCTCTTCTACTACAGCTTTTTCAAAACGGATAATCTGTTCCGTAGTCTTGTTTTTTTCTATAATCATGAAAATTATAAGAAAAATTGCAAACACATAAAGGGGTATTATTGCAACTACATGTCCCGAAGAGTTACCATTATCCTTTACATCCAAATCATTTTTATTCTGCATTATTATTTTCCTCCTCCTGTATAATATCCATATTCCCTGCCCTCAGTCTGCAACGCCTTCCGCAAACACTGTGTCTGATGCCCTACCCACAGGGCAATAACCGCCACCACCGCTGTCAGTAGCAATGCCCTGACGATGCCGTTGCTTTGTCGAGTGGGTTTCACCGTTAATCCCCTGTAGTCAAGTTTTTTCTCTGGTGTTTTTAATCCCCAGAGTTTCCCATGGACGCAACTTTGTATCATATTCGCCTCCCAGTTTTTAGCTCCACTCAGGACAACCCTCAAAGCATGATTGCTTTTTGCAATAGACTTCCTTTGCGTTTGAGTTATTGTTCGGGCAGAGAATCACCTTTCTTCCTGCCACCGCCTGTTCCTCAAATAATCTATTAACTTCGTCTATTAAATCGATGGCAATTGTATCATCATTTTCTCCATTATCCTCGTAAATTTGCATAAAAGTAAGATGGTCTAACCCCAAGTTTGTCCGTGCCTGTTGCAACAATTCGATAGGGGTATCTTTCCATTCATCTGGAAGTTGAAACCCATTAATAGGTAATTCAACCAATAATGGGGTTACTGCATCAGATTTTTTTTTATCCTCTTCTCTTTGAAAATGTTCCTTGAGTTTATCCTTTTTATCCTCAATGATTTTGCCCTTTGCCTTAGGCAATCTCCCGATTTCTTCCTTATGTTTTCCCCACCAGTTTTTCAATTCAAAGATGCTTTTAATCTCCAACAGCCTTTTCACCATCTCGTTAAAAGTCATATCTTTTGGCGGTGGTGGAGTTGTTTCAGCCTTTTTTGCAGTTGGCTCAGGAATAGCCCCTTGTTTCCCTTGTTTGTCACCAACTCCAGAAGCAACATTCCCATCATCATCCTTTGGGGCAACTCCCACAATGGCGGACAATGTGTACCGTCTGGCATAAGTGATGGCACTACCATACCCTTGTGGGTCATTTTTTATTGGGTTAATAGGATAAATACCTTCAATCCATTCTCCGCTGCTATGCAATAATGTAGTGTTTAACACCAATTGTCCCTCACTAATATCTGTTGTTTGACTAACAGATAGACCATTATCTGATAATGGTTGCCGACACGCATCCCATACAGAGGAAAGGTCAGCGTAATCATTGTGAAAAAAAGGATTATTTGCATCCTTCCTTGCTCCTTCAATCTGCCCTTGTGCCCTTGCTAATGCCGTTGCAATTTCTTTAATACTTTCAGATTGCCGCATCTTTTACCCCCTTCTTAGCCCCTTGTCCTTGACATACTATCCTCAAAGTAAAATACCACCCCTGGCACCACAATCGTTCCATTTGTGTCTCCTGCAAATTTATCAAGTTTCCGTTGATCCGGTGAACAATGTTCTCTCGGTATCAACATCTCGTTTATTATCCTTGCTTTACAAGTTTTTTTGAAACAAACTCCAGCCGCCTTGGGTGGTGGTGCTACTAACACGTTTTGCACCTGCACACTTTCAGCCTCTTCCGCCCTCTGGTCAGCTTTAGCCGCCGCCTTAGCCGCTTCTTCAACCCTACCCTCGGCAAGTAGTTTTTCTTCTTTTTCTCTCCATTGCCTTTCCTGTAAAGCCTTTCTATCCCTTTCGTCCTGTGCTGCCTTCTCGGCAATTCTGTCAAGTTTAGCCTGTGCATCTCTTGCCAATCGCTGCTGTTCTTTGGCATACCCAATAATTGCGGTTTTAACAATTTTCTCTGCCTGTTCCAAAGTTTCCATAAATGGTCTGTATGAATCCATTATCTGCTTTTTTTCCCTGTCTAATGGCTCTGTATGTGATTTTCTTTGGGTGTCAATTCTCTTCTTCTCTACCCCTATTGCCTTGTGAAATGCTACCGCCACAAGGTTCTGTTCTTGCGTGGAAACTACAATACTCTTTGCTTGCTGTATCATAATTCCAACTGCTTGCGTCTCCTCTTCACTGATACTATGTACTGCTTTTACCAATGCCGTTTCTGCCATTTCCCCCTACCCCCTTTTGAAGTTTGATAATGTTACACACGCCAAAAAAACTATTAAACTGCCCTGGTCAACCTTCCACTTGTCCACCTTGTACCCTCCTTTATTTGTCAGGTAGACAACCATTTTCTCCTTGGCTTTAATACTCCTCGTTTCTGCTATCAGGTACGCATATCCCTCTATCTGTACCCGATGAGCTTTTGACTTACAACCCGTCTTAATATCCACCAATTTACCTTCTGTGATGGATAAACTATCAAATGTGCCAGCCACATTCAACACTGGAGAGTATAATTGCCCTTCGTGTTCTTGAGGCACATAATTAAATTTTGTCCTGAATCGTTTCCAGCCTTCTAAATATCCAGCCAACAACGGATGTAACATCTCTTCATCCAGCGTCCCTTCATCATACATTTGGCAAGCCTTGTGAACTTTCCGTCCTATATCCGCCTTCTGTGCCAACAATTCAGGGTCAACGAAGTCAAAATTGACTAATCCTGCCGATTGAATAACCTGAGTAACACTGGGGACAATAACGCCATTTGATTTGTATTCATGTTTTTCTTCGTCAAATTTAATCATCTTCCCCATCACCACCTAATGGATCTTCGTAATCATCCTCCAGTGGCAACCCATCTGACCCGTATGCATAAGGTATTGGATTCATCTTTTACCCCCTTTTTATTTTTTTACCTCCCCAACTCATCACAGTTTTTCTGCAACTGGTCTCTTAGCTGAAAAAGCATACCCTTTGCCTCGTCCTTCCCCTTCACAAAATAAACAAGTGATTCCTGTGATTTTACAAGTTCAGCTTCAGCAGCAAGGCACCTGCCTTTCCAGTCAACCCGTTCGGCTTTTACTTCATCTGGCATTATTCATCACCACCTTTATTCATCCAAACATTTTGCATATTTCCTATTCAAATAATCCCCCTCAGTTTCACCGTAACTGCAACCATACCCGTTGTCTGTCCAGTGGTGAAGGTTACATATATTATATGCCGTTATAGCATATGTGAGTGGATACTTTTCTACTATACTATATCTACAAATATCACATATCATACTGTATCACCCCTTCCCTTGGATTCTCATGGCTGAGGAGAAAGGATTTGAACCTTTATTCAAGAGTTTAACATCTTGTGTCCTCCCATTTAGACGACTCCTCAATTGAACCCTACTGGCAGTATAGCCATGGAACGGGGAGAAACATGGCAGGGGGATTCGTTGCCAGCAGGATTCAATTCAGCGGGTGCTGTGACCGACCGTGCTACCACGATCCACTGAATCACAACACCCTATCGGTCCGTGGTGAATTGTCTTCTTTACGGTTTTTTACGGGGATGACAAACCTTCTATCCCGCCCGCTTTCCTATCGCCTCAAGCCCACGCCGTGGCGAATAACCTTTAGCCGTAGCACTACCGATTTACAAACTGCCAGACGAAAGAAATCTTTCAAATTAAAATTGTCGCAATCCCCTTTACATCGGGTCTCATCCTGGCAGTCTATACATTAGTAGTTTTTTTGGGGCAGAAAGCAGTATCTATACACCGGGAGGAATACTTTATTCTGCTTTGCCGTCTTGCAATTAATCTGCCCCAAATATATCAAACCCCTTCCAATTCCCTTTTTCTTATGACCATCTGTTCGTGGTCAGCCACAATCGATACATCAGTATCCCCACTCCATCCAAGATATTCCACAAACATTTTAGGGATGTTTAATACCGCATATTTAAACCCTCTCCCATTACATCTTATCGTGGCATTTTTAGGTTTTAATTCAATCTTTATCTCACTCATTTTTATATCTCCGTCCATTTTCAAGATAATACTATTATGCTATATTTTTATTATTTTGTCAAGAAGTTTTTTACATTGTTTTGAAATTATTTTACAAATATACATAATAATAGATTTTCACATCATGCTTACCATTAACGCAGACATCATTAACTCATTATCTCTTTTTTCCCACTCGTCCGACTGTTTCTTCTGCTCAACTTCATCCGCCTGCTTCTTGTAGTATTCTTTTGCGTTCTCTACTACTTTCTTTGTCAATCCAATGTGATAGCTATCAATATTCTCAACCTTAATCCGTGTATTGAGAACCTCACTGGTGTATTCTGAATACAGCCGTCCGATTGCCATATTCAGGCAGCAAGCAGCCACGGTTTCAATGTTCTGGAAGTCAAGTATCAACATGGCATCTGTCTCTTTCCATGCTCTTGAGATCCTTGCATACACGACTTCCCCATCATCTTGCGTCACCATATTTTTTCCTGTCAACTCAAAAACATTAATCCTGATTTCTTTCATTTTTTACCTCTTCATCATTCTCGCATTGATGATATTCAAAGCTATAGCACTATGCCTGACCTTCGTGAATTCTGTCATAAACATCTCAAAACTATCCGCCCAGATTGCCTTTGTTCCGGCAGACGAATTAACCAACTCTAAAAACACTACCTGCTCAGGGGATGGTTTTTTCCCTTTGCTCTTGCACTCAATGAAAATTGCTGGTTCACCTTTTTTGAGAATAAGAAGGCTTTTCCTAAAATATCTTCACCGTCCAACCGATTGTTTTCAAATAATACTCAATCGCTTTTTGAATATCATGGCTGGATGTTTTTGGTTTATAGTTTTTTGTCTTCTTGAAAAATATCATTTTTCACCCTCGTATCAAAATAATACACCGCCAGAGCCAACGCTTGCCATATATCCGCCTTGACCCCTTTTAATAATCCCTTTGGTCTTTGCTTCGGTTGCAATTCAGGTTCAAAACGATCCTTTAATACCTGAATGATGTTGCTATCCTTAGCCCGCATTGTGCCGCACAGATGCATTTTTACATCCTTGCGAGGGACACGAATAACTGATTCAGGATAGGTATCGTCAATAGCGGTTGCGAATACCCCTGTCCAAAACACGGTCTCAAAAACCGTCTCCCCGACTGCCATACCATTGCAGCAGATTTTCTCTATTACAAAGTCCTGCGTGGCAAGGCAATAACTCGTGGCAACAAGATAATCAGCAATAATGCCTTTCATTTTCTTATTTTCAACCTTCCCCATTTCGTGGATTTTTTCACCATCCCATACCACATATGCTGATTGAACATTACCCGGATCAATTGCTAAAACTTTCATTTTTCACCATCCCTACAGTTTCCTCAAGACTAAACATCGATTCCACAAACAAAGAATCGGTATATGTTCTGTTTTCTTCAAACACTTCTGTCTGTATACCCTCCAGATATACTATAACTCTTTCTTTCCAGAGCCCTCCACGGATATAATCACTTTCTTGCTGTATCATAATTACTTTTTCAGGATTTACATATGCCGTTTTAGATAGCTGTATTAACCTCATTTTCTCTGCCCCTCCAAAAAATAAATCACATTCAGCCCTTGCCAGTATTTTCTCTCTGTTGTTTCAATATTATATTCCATCAACAACGGAAAGGATTCTGTCTTAACATCCAGAATATCGGCTATTAGTGAATATTCTGCCAGCCCATTAGGTGTGTTGGTATTGATTAATACCCAATCAATTTTCAGTTTTTCTATCAACTTTACGGCGACAGAACCCACCGCACCAGACGACGGAATATATAATGTATATCGTTTCATTATTCACCATCCTTTTTTCTTCTTGGATATGCTTCCCTGTCCCCTCGTCCAATAAAAAACAAATCCCCTTGGTGAAGATGTACAGCAGGGAATGCACCCTGTGGAGAAAGAGTGTATAGTATCAGCACATCATCAGGAAAGGGTTTTTTTCTAAATTGGCAACCGTGAACCATGTCCGCACAGGGTCAGCCACGATATTATTCATGGTCTCCAAAGTATCAATCCGGTTATTCAAAAAGGTTGCTCGACTTTTTGCAACAACAAGTTGTACCTATAATTCTTGAAACTGTTCTTTTGCCCATTTAGGCAATTTTGAAAAATCTTTTTTCATTGTTTCACCTCTTGGTTGACTGTACCTACTGGCATTTTAGTGTCCGTTGCGGTGATTCCAAGCCACGCCACAGCCAGAGCGAGTATCCCGCCGGCAATCAACATAGTCAATATAATCACCGCACCCCAATCAATGTTCCTTTTAATCTTTGGCATTTTTAACTCCTATAATTTTGTCCCTCATTGATTTCATTTTTGATCCTTATTCTCAAAATTATCACAGAGATACATCCTTTCTCCCCCGCAATTATGAGGCATTTTTTCATCATAATATTCGCATTCTGGACAAATATCTTCCTTGAAATACTCTACAATATCATCATTTGTTACCCCCTCGGAAGAATAATACTCACGGTCAGTTTTTTCTTTGTTTCTTCTGTATGATGATGCCCTTTTTTATTGCCGCCGCCGGATAATTTTGGATATATTGTTTTAGTTAATCCTTTATTCCAAGCCTGTCTCCCTCTTAAGGTTATATTTGATTTATCTCTGGCTCTATCCAGTATTTCTTTATGATTTTTATTTCTTACATATATTCCTTTTGGCATTTTTTCTCCAAAAAAAGGGCAACTCATGAGTTGGCTAAAAAAAACGGTAATGTCTCTTTATCTCACAAATTGCCCTAATTTAACATATTAACACCGTTTCTCTTAGCCAATAACAGTATATCATATTTTTCTGTAAATGTCAAATATTATTTTCAATAATATAGGGAATGGCAAGAAGAAATTCATCCCACTATCTGGAACGATAGGGGTTTCCTTCCTTGATTTCTGCGAAAGATTGTATGTTCCATTTAAAATTTCTTTTTGTATACTTTTAACCAATCATCTATCGTATCTTTGTCAAATTGGGGTGTCAACCCAGGAATATTTTTATATGGTATTTGCCCGCTCCCAATCATTTCATAAATGCGTTTTTTACTTATCTTGGTGTATTCTGCCACTTCCTCAACATTAAACATTTTTTTCATCCCTCCATCTTTAATCCTGCAAATGCCTCAACCGTCTGTGGTACATATCGCAAATAGTCTCTTCTACTTTTCTATTGTATTCAAAATTCATCTTTGCATATTGCCTTGGTTTTAGGTTATCAGGCTCATTGTCCTGGCACCATTCCCTATTTAATTCTTCCTGAAAAGTTTCCTCTCCACAACACTTCAACCCAGCCATTACCCACTTTGACCGTGATACCTCCACTTTTTGGATGCCAAACAATTCCCTTTTTGTCAATGTGGTTTTATCATACCACTTGATTTTGTCATAGAAATATTCCTGGCATTGATCATCCCATGTTTTGTATGAGTCTCCAAAAAGCATAACATACGGTTGCTTCTGCTCATCCAGAAAAGTGATTCTAACTATCATGATTTTTCTCCTTTTTTACTTTACTCTGCCTTTTACAAGATTTCTTCTTTGTTGGTAACGCAACCCCTATTTGACATAAAACATATGGTGTAGCAAAATCACCATAACAGTCTACTGCAAAGTATTCACAATTTTGACAACAAACTGGGATACTTGTATTAATCTGTGATGCTTCATAACAAGCATCGCAGAAACAACCATAGTATTTTTGGTTCTTTTTCTCTTTCCCACATTGAACACAAACCATTTTAATTCCCCTTGAATCCTTAAAATCAATTAAGCCCAAAATTACCGATTGTTGGACATGCGAGATTAATTAATCAAGCATATCAAATGAAGAGTTTACCCAAAAAGGGTATTCCTTTGTACCCATATTTCTCTATCCAGTATTTCTTACCCACTCTTTAAGTGCTTTCATGGGGGTTAGCAATTTCCATCCAATTTCTTCTATTGCCATTTGTTTTTGCAAAAAATAAACAATATCATCGCTCTCCATATCTGATATACATCTAATACTTATCTGCCGATTTTTTTTATGTCTTATCATCGGGAGACCCTTCGCATGAAGAGCAGAATGTTCTTCGTTAACCATTAACTGTAAGGTTCCAACAGAATCATCTTTTTTTCTCCCATTAATATGGTGTACTATGAGACTACTATTAAGAATTTTTTGTAATTCAATCAATGTGATTTGATTATAAAAAGCATATACAATGTGAGATTTTTTCCATTTTTTGCCATTTATTTTATATTTTGCCATCGTATAAACTCCCCCTGAAGAAAACTCAATTTTATTAGGGTCTAAAATCATACCAAAAGGAATCTTCATAAATACCTCCATAGGACAAAAAAAGGGCAATCCATGAGTTGGCTAAAAGAAAACGGTACTGTCTCTTTATCTCATAAATTGCCCTAATTTACATTATTAATACCATTTCTCTTAGCCTTTTATAGTATAACATATATTGCATATTTTGTCAAGTTATTTTTAATATATTTCATCTCCTATTCTTATCTTGATTTCACCCTCAAATTTCGATTTTAGCCCACTCTTTTTCAGAAAAGCTCACCAGAATACCAGCGGTCACCTTTTTCTCGATTTTTACCACTTCCTTGCCGATTGAGCGTAAGCCTGCGTTGACCCACAGGCGGCAATTCTCGTCTTGTGAAAAATTGCCACCAACTGCCGATACCCCATCGCTCTCAAAACTTGAAAAATTTTACAATTATCCTGATTACCACTGAAAAAATAATAAAAAAGATAATAAAAACATGCCAATCAAAATCCCTATTTAACACTTTTCCCTCCTTGCCTTCGCATATATCACCAAAAGCTGTTTATACCCCATCTTTCTCAGCTTCGTGATTCCCTTCACGCCCAAATCTTTCAGGGATTGGAGAAGGGCGGTTTTGGTGCGGGGGATGTAGTAATCCTTTGGATTAAACTGTTCCGTTATCCTCAACGCTTGCAATTCCCTGGTAATGAATCCTAAATATTTCGACCTGTGCAACCGGAAATTAAGCTGCTAATTTCCATTCTAAATTGCCTTCTTCAAACCATTTTTCATATTCCTTGTTTCTTTTTATCGTTGTTACGCAAGCAAGGGCTACTGATCCATCAGTAGACCAACTCATGCCATTATGTTTTTGTCTACCTGAAATGACAAGGTCATTCATTTTTTCACCTATATTGCTTGAATTACGAAGTCCAAACTTCTTCCTTATTGCATAACATGGAATATATGGTCGATTGCGTTCTATATATTTTATAAGCACTTCTAATTGTCCGCTATCCTTTATAGAATCCTTATTTAATAACCTTACATATTCTATTGCGTTATCTATCATCCCATACCATAAAAGTTGCTTTAATTTAGCGAGAACTTCATTACGAATATCTCGTCCCTTCATTGCCATACTTAATTGCATCTTACACTTCTCTTCTAAGTGATACCAATCTAATATCAATCCTATGTTACCAAACCAGGAAAAAGCTTTCAATATCCCTGCCTGTAATGTCTTCTGACCATCCACAAAAAACTGCAATCTATACTTTAGTTGATCATTATTAAGCAAGAATCCAATTAGTATCCGCAAAACTTTACTTACGCCATAACCATTTATAATATAAGATTTTCCATCTTTATGAATATGCACCACAGTATTATGAATATATTTCTTGCCTTCTGATTCTTCGACTATATTCTCTTTACTGCTTCGTTTTTCTTTCTGTTTTTTTGTCAGCACATCATCGATAGATATATTTACAGTCTCATTAGGAGATTCATATGGTACAGGATTTTTCTCAATCTCAACTATTTCTTCAGGTAATAAACCACATTCTGCAATAACTTTCTTTACCTCTTCCTGTGGGATTAATATTGGCTTCTTTATGCTTTTCTCGAATCTATTCTTAGGGCTTCCTTCCTCTGTGAAGTTGTTTTCTAATAAAATCTTTGTTGTCTTTTTCTCTACAAAATCAAGTATTTTCGCTCCTTCTGTTTCTGTATTCTCTCCAAGGGTTCGAACTGGTGTGGCATTTTCTTGATATCTTATACGGTTTATCAACCCTGCTGTCTTTCTATAAGATTCTTCTGCTGTTCCATAGATCATTGCTATCTCTTTGAATCCACTGGTTTTATACCACTCACTGTTACCTATATTTGGAAATATAGACTTTGTAGTATAATCGATCTTCCCATCTCTTTTTATACTATGTGTCCTAAATGTAAATCTCCCAACCTCTCCATCTACCTGATATGGATTATTATCAATTACCAACTCCTCTTTGCTTCCTGGTTTTAAGGCTTTTTTTTTGAAACCTCTGTTAAATGTTTGGATATAGCATCTCTTATTGCTGCATGATTTGTCCGTAAAAGTGCTTTTTCACATTTGTCTATGCTTATCCCATCTTCTTCACTAATATTCATCTCAAAACATCCCTCTTCCTTCTTTACCAAATTGCCAAATTCAAACGCATCAGATTCCGTTATCTCTACACTAACTTTAACATTATAACCTATCCTCATCTCTTTTTTAATATCATTTCTTACCATAATAACCCCTCCCTTTAATGGTATTTGCTGCTATTATAGGTAAAACTTTAGCGTTTGTCAAGCTTAATCCTTCAAAGACTTATCAATTAGGCTAATTCCGGTTGCACAGGTGGAAATATTTCTGCCATTATTCTTCACCTTCACATTGGCATATCTCCTGGCATTTAGCATACATCTCAAAACATTGATCAGCTAATTTCATGCTGCCTTTGGTATTTTTCCAGTATTCAGCTATTATCG